CCAGGTGCATCACGAACTGTTACATTTCCTAATAAACAAAAAACTTATTACATAAATAATGGATCAGATGATTCTGTTGTTTGCACAGCAGGAACAGGTGCACAAACAGTAACAGTAGGCACAGGACTTAAAGATATTATTTATGTTGATGGTAGTGATGAAATACACAGTATCTTACAAGATGGTGCTGTTAGTGAAAAAATAATATCATCTCAAACTGCAATAACATCTGGTATAGATAGTTCTAACGATCAATTATTATTAAGAGATGCAAGTGCATCAGCACTTAAAAAAGTTTCTATATCAAGCATATTTAGTAGTGTTGGAGGATTGACAGATTTATCTGGTGATTCTACTCCACAACTAGGTGGCGATTTAGATGTTAATGGTCAAGATATTGTATCTACATCAAATGGTAATATTACTTTAACACCTAATGGAAGTGGTGTTGTTAGAGTAGATGGTTCTAATGGTATTGATATGCAATCTGGTGCAATATCAATTAAAAACTCTGGTGCACAATCTTATGTAAGATTTTATTGTGAATCATCTAATGCACATTATGCTCAACTTCAAGCACCTGCCCACGCAGATTTTGCTGGTAATACAACTTTAACTTTACCTGCAACTACTGATACTATTGTAGGTAGAGCAACAACAGACACACTTACTAACAAAACTTTAACATCACCAAAAATAAATGAAAACGTAGCTGTGACTGCAACAGCAACTGAAATAAATTTATTGGATGGTGTTACTGCAACAACTTCTGAATTAAATATTTTAGATGGTGTTACTTCTACTGCATCAGAACTTAATATTCTTGATGGTGTAACAGCAACAGCATCAGAGTTAAACATACTTGATGGTGTAACTGCTACTGCCACTGAATTAAATATCATGGATGGTGGTACATCTGCAACATCTACTACTTTAGCAGATGCAGATAGATTAGTTACAAACGATGCAGGAACGATGAAGCAAGTAGCTTTAACAGATTTAAAAACATATTTAACTAGTGCAGGGTTCTCAACTGAAGACCCAACTGCTCTAGCAATAGCTTTAGGATAATAGGAGGATAAATGGCTAATACTTTTAAAGTAGTAACAAAAGCAGGTGTCACTAGTTCTGATGTTATCTACACAGTAGCAGGTTCTACAACAACTGTAGTTCTTGGTGTCATGGTAGGTAATACAACGACAGGACAGATCACTGCTTCAGTTACTTTAAGTTCAGACACATCCAACAGAGCAGGAGCTAATAACGAATCCAACCAAGATGTTGAATTAGTTACTAATGCACCCATACCTGTTGGCGGTACGCTTGAACTGTTAAGCGGAAACAAAGTAGTAATGGAAACCACAGATGTATTAAAATTAGCAGCATCTGGTGCGGCTGACATTTGTGTGTCAATAATGGAGATAACGTAAGATGACATATGTAGGTAATCCTATAGATACCCAAAATACTTTTCAATCTCTTCAAGGTAAGAGGTTTAGTGGTGATGGGAGTGAAACTGAATTTACATTAGATATAGCACCTTCTTCAACATTAGACATTGAAGTATTTGTTGGTAATGTAAGACAAGACCCTAACTCAGCATACACTTTAAGTGGTACAACATTAACGTTTACTGGTGCTCCTCCTAGCGGCACAAACAATATTTATGTTGTTCATCAAGCAAAGAGTGTAGGAACTATTGATGTTCCATCTTCTTATAAATCAGATGCACAAACAATATCTGGTGCTAGAACTCACTCGGGAGCAATAACTGCAAATGCAGGAATTACTATGGGTGGTACAACACCAACATTAACAATAGGTGATGCAGGTGCAGAAGATGCTAAAATAGTATTTGATGGAAATGCTCAAGATTATTATGTAGGTTTAGACGATACAGATGATGAGTTAAAGATAGGATTAGGAAGTGCTTTAGGAACTACATCTTATATAGTTATTGATGCAAATGGGCATGTTCGAAAACCTTTCCAACCTTTTTTTGCGGCAAATGCAAGTTACACTAATATTCCACTAACAACATCACAAACAATAACTTTAAGTGAAAGAGTTGACACAAATGGAGATTTAGCATCTAATACTTTTACTGCACCTGTAACAGGTAAGTATTATTTAGGGTATCATTTTTATTTAACTTCACTTGATGCTGACCATACTGCTCTTGATGTAAAAATTGTAACAAGTAATAAAACTTATGCAGTGACATATAAACCAAGTGTCACTTTTTCTGCTGATGCAAATTTTGGTGTAACTGGTTCTCAAATTTGTGACATGGACGCTGGCGATACAGCAACTTTTGTAATTTATATTGCTAGTGGTTCGGCTCAAACAGATGTGCATGCCGATTCAACAGCTAGTGGAATGTTAATAGGATAGTCAAAATGAAACAATTTACTTTAAAGGAGGTACAAAATGGCTAATCATAGTAAAACAATTACTATAAACGATGATGACCAAAAAATGTTATCAAACGATTTATATAATGATACTGACAATGCAGGCATAGACGCTTGGATTCAAGGTGCAATAGATGGAAAAATTAATAACTGTTGGAAAAGATTTCAAAGAGAATGGACACAAAAATTAATGGATGATTCATCTTTTACAGACCCTAT